CTGCTCAAGTGCAGAACTTTGCAACGGGGACGGCTGGCACAGACTTCGGCATCAGCTCGGCAACCTCAACGCATACCTTCAATCTACCAACGGCAAGCGCAAGCAACAGAGGTGCGCTAAGTTCGGGGGATTGGACTACATTCAATGGCAAGTTCAACACGCCAAGCGGCACGACATCGGAGTACGTGCGAGGCGATGGTAGCCTTGCGACCTTCCCGACTATACCAACGGGGACGGTTACGAGTGTGGGCTTGACAATGCCTGCTGCATTCAGTGTTGCTAACAGCCCAGTAACAAGCTCTGGCACGTTAGCGGTTACTGGTGCAGGAACAACGGCGCAATACATCAGAGGGGATGGTACTTTGGCAACCTTGCCAGCAGGTGCAACAGTATTCAAAAGCACAGTTGATGGAACAAGTGTTATTAATACCGCAGCTGATACGATAACAACCAGCTGCTTAATCCCAGCTAATACATTTGCAACTGGCGATATCGTTCGCGTAACATGGCGAACACGAAAGATAGGCACGGCAGCTGGTCTGACAACAAGAATGCACATAAACACTTCCGCATCGTTAGTAGGCGCGGCTCAATTGGGGTTTTATACGATGGGATTTACAAACGGATTGACAACTATATGTCAAAGACATTTTTCAATCAAGTCTTCGACGGTCACTGAAAGCACACCAAATAATTCAAACGTAGATGACTTACTTTCATTTGCTTCAGCTGTTAATAATGTAAATATTAATTGGACAGTTAACCAATATATAATATTTTCATTGCAACCGACATTCGCAACGCTTGCCGATACATCATTTAATTCATTTTATTTAATTGAAAAGCTATGATAAACATCAGCATAACATCGCAGCTCGCTACCTTTTACAGCACTGTAAGCCAATCTGAATTAACAGCTAATTTATACGAGCCAAAATGGGAGTATAAAGATGAGGTTTCATTTATACTAAATACAGAGCAAGGCAGCTTTAATTTCACCATTGCAGACTATACGCTAAATGATAATGCTTATAGTATCGTTGAAGATGCAATTGATTATCTAAATTCTTTGTAAATTTGTAAAAACTAGAAACTATGGCAGGCGTAAAAGTTACCGATTTAACCACGTTAGCAACGGCAGACCCTACTGATATCATGTACATCGTGGATACAACTGCGAACCAATCGAAGCAGATTGAAGTCCAAGACATTTATTCCGGCATGCCGCAGTTGGATAGCGGTACTTGGAATCCAACGCCTACAAATATAAGCGGCACAAATGCCGTTGTAACTATTATAAAAGGAAATTATTCTCGTGTTGGAGATGTGGTAACTTGCTCCTTGTTGTTTCAGCTTAATATGGACGCAGCCGAAAATATTTCATTTTTCACATTAACTTTGCCTATTGCTTCAAATTTTGCATTTGCCAAAGATGCATTCGGAATTATTTCTTATAGCAATTTAGGCGATGGCGAGCTTGTAGGTTTTAATATTACTGCTGATTCTACAAACGATTTAATAGGAATAGATGTAACTTCATTAACAAACGGGGCTTCTTATCAATTCCTTACCGCATTAATTCAATACGTTGTTATATAAATGCGCTCCACCTCGCTTCTCGGTCTGAATCTGATTAAGAAGTATGAGGGCTTGCGGCTTAGTTCATACCTATGCCCGGCAGGGGTGCCGACCATAGGCTACGGCAGCACGCGCCATCCGAACGGCAAGAAGGTAATACTGGGAGAGAAACTCAACAGCGAAAAGGAAGCAACGCAATTGCTGCTTGCAACGCTTTCGCCGTTCGAAGATGCAGTCAATAAGCACCTACCTAACTTGAATCAATGCCAGTTCGATGCGCTTGTGTGCTTTGCCTACAACGTGGGGACTGGCGCGTTGGTGAAATCCACGCTCATGCGTAAGGCAAAAGCCAACGCAGCCGACCCGAGCATTCTCGATGAGTTCCTAAGATGGAACAAGGCAGGGGGCAAAGTGCTTGCAGGGCTTACCAATCGCAGGCGCGAAGAGGCAAATCTCTATTTCTCATTGTGTAATTTTTAGCCCCACCTTGCCCAAACGTGGCGATGGCTTTGGCGTATATTCATACATGAGGAAACGCGCTACCAAACCGAGGCGAATTGTGGATGTCATTGTCAAGCACTGGCGTGGCACAATCGGCAGCCTTATGATTCTGGTATCAATCTTTTTACTCATATTCAAAGTGATAACAGCCGAGACATTAACCGCCATCATTGCAGCACTATTAGCAGCAGGGTATATTCCAAAAGCCAAAAGCGATGCAACAGATTAGAAGAGATACAATAAAGGTAGTGCGCCACAGCAAGCTCAACATCGACACCATGAGCTGGGAGGCTGCTAATGCAGACACAAGCTTCGCGCAAGCAAACCGCGAGAGCTTTCAGGCTGTTATGGCGCAACCGGCAAAGCCGAAAGTGCTCACGGCATTCGATACAATTCAGCCATGCGATATATCTTTGTACCCAGCTGCCACGTACTACATACCCAAAACTCACAGCGTAAGAAATGAGCCGAATCCTGAAACGCCTATGAATTACGATATACTTGCAAACGGCATAGTGCTAACCTTCACCATGCTGCTTACCATCAAGTACGCACTCGGATGCGTGCCTGCTTGGCGTGCTTTGTTTTCGGATTTGCGTTCGGTTTAACTATCTTTGCAGCATGGCATCGCTGCACATCCTTGAGTCCTCAATCGACCTCTTCTATGTGATCACCGACAGGGATGGAAACATCGTCACCTCTAATGACTTATTTCGCGAGTATTCAAGTCACATCAAGCCGGTAAATATTCTCGACATTGCAGCGCAAGACAGCGACCGCGATGAGCTGCTCAATGCCATCAGGAAAGCTCAGACTAAGTCACCCGATGCCATTCGGGCCTATGCCAAGACACGGCAGAAGATGGCCTCTGAACGCTTCAATATGTGGAACGTGTACGCCATTGTTGACATGCTGCACTTCATCGGCATTCAGCTTGTCGATGTGACCTCCATAAGCTCGCATGAACATGAACGGCAGAAGATACTGCTTGAGGAGTTTCGCTTCACCTTATCGCACGAGCTGCGCCAGCCATTGACATCCATCGGTGGCTTGGTTAAGATGCTAAACGAGCACTCTTGGGCAACGGATCAGGAACGCGATGGCGTGATGAAAATGCTTGCTGACAGCGTTGACAAGCTCGACAATGTGATCCGGCTCTTAGTGAAGAAAGCAACCAGGCAAATATGAACAACCTACCGGCCACCGATTGCGAATGCGATGAGCGACTTGTGAAGGTGCTGGCTGTGTACATCAAGGAGAAGGCAATGCCGATCAAGGTGGCCGGCGATATACTGCTAAACGAGCTCAGAGATAAGAGCACATACATAAAGCGACTTAATGAACTGATTAAACATGCGCAACACTGACCTGATCCTAATTGCAATCTGCTGCTTCTTGGTGCTTATGCTGATGCGCACATGTGGAGCATTGCAACACACCGAGCATGAGCTAAACACGCAGCGCACGGCCTTTATCTCGCGCATTGCCAAAGATAGCAGCACCATCCACAGCCAAGGCGTGCAGCTCGCAGCAGTAGGCACCAAGCTGCGAGCCTTGGAGCTAAGAGAGCCGGAGGTGGTAGTAAGGTACCAAACGCGGACCAAGATAGTCACGCAGGTAGAACTTGGCGAGACCGTGTACATCGATAGCTTTCCGCACTTGCGACTGCCTCGCACCTTCCATCGACCGGGCAAATGGCTTGAGATAGGTGGGCAGATAAGCCGCGCAGGGAGGCTCCAGATTGATTCAATTATTATTCCGGTATCTTATACCGTTGCAATTGGAGATACGCTGCGCAGAGGCTTCCTATGGCGTAAGCGCGACAAGGTGGTGCGCCTTGGCATCGACAATCCATACGTGCATGTCACAGGCATGAACAATGTGATCGTGGCAGACCGGCCCAAAAAGTGGTATGAGACCAGAGCATTCGCCTTCGCTCTCGGGGGGCTTGTTGGTTTCGCGATTGGAGCGCAAAAATAAATGCGCTGATTTACAGCGATTTAGAAAAAATTACGCTGGTGGTTTGTTTTTTGTCTTGCAGATTCAAAAGATAGTTGTATGTTTGCTGCATACTAAAACACACAGCCATGACAATCGAACAATTCACACAAACAGCAAAAGTTAACATGAGCAAAATTTCAACTTCTGATTTGATGCTTGAAGTTAAAAAACTTTCTAATGACTTTTCTGATTCAGCAACAATGGTTTTTGATATCGCACTTGATATTTTAATGGATCGTTTACCTGAAACCGAATTTGTAAATTTCTGCAACAATCTATAACCCCCACCGGGCGGCTAACCACCGCCCACTTTTTTCGAAATCTCTAAACCTCAATACACATGAACACACCCCTATCAACCTCAACAACCTTCAAGAATTGGAAGGGCACTGAATTCTTTCACTACAACCACCTCACCGGCACGATGGTGATGGTTGTGAATGATGGCTGCATCAAGGGCCTTTACACCCGATGCGACAGCCAAGCCGCAAACCTTGCACGTCAGTATCACCGCTCGATGGAGTACGGCACACCACCGGAGAAGCGCATCTATGACCCTTGCGACATGGAGCAGTTTCACAACCAATTCGCGCTCGTTACTGAGCACCTTCACGAACAATCAACTCAAGCACTTTTAACCACTATTTAATATGAAAGCACCAGTAAACTCAGGCGGAAGCCAAACCCGCCAAATCGCACCCGAAGGAGCATACCCAGCGAGATGCTACCAAATCATTGACAAAGGCACTACATTCGATGAGAAGTGGGGCAACAAGAAGCGCAAGGTTCAATTCCTATTTGAACTGCCAACAGAGACCGCTGTCTTCAGCGAGGACAAAGGCGAGCAGCCCTTCTACGTGAAGGGAGTATTCAACCTGACAATGGGCGAGAAGGCATCCCTTCGCAAGTTCATCGAGTCGTGGATTGGGAAGAAGCTCACCGATGCGCAAGCCGGAGACTTCGACATCACCAAGCTGCTCGGCCATCCCGGCATGATTAACATCGGGCACACCGGCAAAGAGGACCGCGTATATGCTAACATCATGAGCATCTCGCCTCTGCCCAAAGGTCTTGCCTGCCCTCCAGCAATAAACGAGCTGCTGGCTTATGACACCACAGAGCACGATGAAGCAGTCTTCAACAAGCTGCCGGACTTCCTAAAGGATGACATCCGCAAGAGCGATGAGTGGATTGCTCGCACCACAGCCAAGGCAGCAGTGCCTGCGCCAACATGGCAAGCAACTACAACCGCCAAAGATGAGCCGGACTTCGACAGCTTATTTGCTTCAGACGATAAAACGCCATTCTAAAACAATAAAGCCCGAGGACACACATGAACCTCGGGCTTAACTAAACTATCACACACATGAACAGTATCGCAAAGATAACAATTCCGATTGAAAAATTGTATCAGACAATAAATTCTGCTGAGGTCCTGTCAGCTCAGCAAACCATCCACAACGCAAGCGCAATCACCAACTCTGCCGAGTATTCAGCAGCAGCAAGCGCAATATCGCAAGTCAACCAAGCCGTGAAGGCTATCGAGAACGCACGCAAGACCGTCACCACTCCGCTCGATAGCTACAAGAAGGAGCTCATGCGCATCGAGAGTGATGCCATGGCTCCGCTGATGGCATTCATCACAGCCACCAAAGCTGCCATGTTACAATACAGCGCAGAGTCAGAGCGCAAGCTCGCAGCAGAGCAAGCCAAAGCAACCACCTTCGAGAACCTTGTTGATGTCACCATCAAGCAAGACCACATCAAAGGCATCCGCACGATTCGCAAGGTGCGCATTAATGGCGAGGTCGATTGGCTAAAGGTGCTTAGTGTCCTGTTCGGATCCGGCATGTACAAGCCCGAGGACCTTACGCGGAATCTGCTTAAGGCAATGGAGATATGCAACATCGAGGCTATCGCTGGCATCGAGATTTACGAAGAAAAAATTCAAACTATAACACGATGAGCACTAAACTAACAGCAGTGCAATGGCTTGAGATAGCCGTGCAGAACAAGCTCGCCTCCGAGATGGGGCCATACTTCGCCGAGGCATTCGAGCAAGCCAAAGAACTCGAACGCCAGTACCTGATGCAGAGCTTCACCTCCGGCAAGATTGAAGGGCTCAACGAAGGACCGATGACAAGTGAACAATACTACAATGAGACCTATGGCAAGTAAACAGACAGCAGTTGAGTGGTTGGTTGAGCAAATATTTAATGATGTTGATTTGAAAGATGGCATTTTAAAATTGGCAATTCAACAAGCCAAAGCAATGGAGAAGGAGCAGATAGTTGAAACCTACAACGAAGGCGCACTCGACGGCCTGCAACTGGGCGAGCAATATTACAATTTTACATACAACTCATGAAAGAACTTTTTTTACACGATCTCAAATGCGGTAGCATTGTAGATTATGACACAAAAAATGAAGAAACAGGTGTTGAATATGCAGTAATTGATTGGAATCATTTGAGAATGATTACAGGGAATCATGAAGCATTTAATTCAATTTATTCTGCAGCTCGTTTAAGTGAATTTTGGATGATGGAATTTGGTTTTAGACCAGGTAATGGTCAGCCATATAGCAAATGGATTGATGAATATGAAAATACTTCACTCATAGTTCATGTTGTAAACGAACAATGTTTTTTTGTAGGAATATGCAAAAACAAAGAAATAATTTGGACCTATTCAAGAATAAAATATGTGCATCAATTACAAAATATTTATCATTCAATTACTGGAATTATGCTAACATCAAAGCTCGATTTTCAATGACACGCGAAGAATACATCACCTACCCAGCGGTATCAGCAAGCCGAATCAAACGGCACTACACTGGAGACATCAGCTACGCTAAGGCATCGCTGAACTACGGCAAGGACTTTCACTATGCGCTGCTCGAGTGCGAGTACGGCACAATGGGCGATGCAGTGCGCAACACCTACGATGCAATCCATCAGGTGCAACTCCTTGGCGAGATGTTCGACAAATCTGAGAAGGAGAGCATTGTTGTGAGCGAGATCACAGTGCATGGCAAGACCGTGCTTGGCAAGGGCGCAATGGACCTATGCTGGGATGAGATGAAGATCATCGCTGATGTCAAGACCACAACCGCCAAGAGCTTGCAGGCCTTTGCTGATGACATGATTAAGCACTGCAACCACGTGCAGGCCGTTTGGTATTCCATGCTGATGGGCTGGAACCCGAAGGACTTTTACTACATTGGAGTGCCTCCAAAGGTCAAGAAGTCAGGGCAGTTCAAAGACCTCTATCTCTACCGCCACAATCAGCAAGAGCTCGACCAGGCTTACGAGCTTATCGCAGGCTTCTTGAATCAATTTGATGGGAATTATGGGAAGTAGAAGGCACAGCCAGCTGGTCATCGATTACATCTGCGAATACTACCCAAACACGCAGACAACAGAGATGGCAAAGGTACTCGGCATAAGCGATAAAAAGATTCACCAAATCGCAAACTCTCGAGGCATCCGCAAGACTAAGCAATACCTCAGCATGGTGCATGGAGAAGTGGTGACAGAGGCAGGCAGAAAGCATCGATATCATAAAGGTCACAAGCCCTGGAACAAGGGAGTGAAAGGGCTTAACAACGCACCCGATTACACGCTATTCAAGTCTGGTCACATCCCTGCCAACTACAAGCCAATAGGATGGACTCGCATCGATGCAGAAGGCTACCACTGGATGAAAGTTCGCGAAGGACTCAATGGCTGGGTGATGATTCACCGCCTTGCCTGGGAGCTTGAGAACGGCCCAATCCCTGAAGGCAAATTCCTTCGATTTATCGATGGCAAAAAAGGCAACTTGGAGCTCGACAATCTTATGCTCGTGGATCGCGAAAGCAACATGCGACTCAACACGATTCACCGCTACCCGGAAGAGGTAAAGCAAGCAATGAAAACACTTTCTAAACTCAAAAAAACAATTCAAAAACATGGCAAGGAACAAGATTGAACACCTAAGAGACCACCTATTCGAGACAATTGAAATGCTCAAAGATGGTGACATGGAGCTCGACAAAGCACGCACAATTGCTGAGGTCGCTCAAGTAATTATTAACTCCGCAAAGGTTGAAGTGGACTTCATCAAGACCGTGCACGGCAACGGCTCCGACTTCATCCCAATGGACAAGCGGCTGGGGGCATGACACTGCGCCCCTATCAGGAACGCTTCATAAACAACATCGCTGCGAGGCTGGTCACTACCAAGAGAGTGGTGGCACAGCTCGCAACCGGAGGAGGCAAGACGGTATGCTTCGCAGCAATCTGCGACCGCTTCACAGCTCGCAACACAACGGACATCCTTATCCTTGTGCATCGGGAGGAGTTACTTCACCAAGCATGCAAGGCCATTGCCCTACCCACTCAGCCAGTAGTGGCAGGCATGAAGTCAATCCCCAATGCTCGCGTTTACGTGGCAATGGTTGAGACGGCTTACAAGCGGCTGCATCAATTCAGCAACATCGGACTGGTCATTGTCGATGAGTGCCACATCGGCAATTTCACCAAGGTCATCGAGCACTTCAGCTCTCAGTACATCATCGGCTTCACTGCCACACCGCTTGCAGCACGCAAGACTAATCCGCTGCGCAACTACTTCGATGACATCATCTGTGGCATCGACATCCCCGAACTTATCGAGCAGGGCTTCCTTTGCCCTGAGCTGACCTACTCCGCTGCGCAGATTGTGGACCGCGCAAAGCTCAAGATGAAAGCAGGCGAGTTCGATGCACAACAGATGGCAGCAGCCTACAAAGCACCTAAGTACATTGACAGCACAGTCAACGCCTACAAACAGCATTCGCTTGGGCGCAAGACCATAATCTTCAACTGCAATGTCGAGCACTCGCAAGCCGTGAACGCAGCCTTCTGCGCAGCCGGATTCAATTCGCGCCATCTCGATGCGGACTCGCCCGATCGGGCTGAAATATTGCAGTGGTTCGCCAATACGCCCGATGCAATTCTTAACAACATCGGCATCGCCACCACTGGCTTCGACCAGCCCGACATCGAGACCGTCATCGTAAACAAGGCCACAGCCTCAATGCCCTTATGGCTTCAGATGTGCGGAAGAGGTGCAAGGCCGCACGATGTCAAGCTCGCATTCACCATCATAGACCTTGGTGGGAACTGCATGACACATGGCCTCTGGTCATCGCCTCGCAATTGGAGCGATATATTCCACTATCCGAAGAAGCCAGGCAATGGCGTGGCACCAGTTAGGCAGTGCCCAAAGTGCGGAGCCCTGCATCACACTGCAAAGAAGGTATGCGATGCGCAACACCTCGGCATGTATTTTCCATGCGGCCATGTCTTTCCGGTCATCGCCGCCAAGGACGAAGCCATCGAGAAGTTCATCCAGGTCAGCAAGGCCATCGACATCAAAAAGCTAATCGAAGCCAACGCACATCACAAAGAGTACCGCTCTCTGTTTGTGTTAGTTGAGCAAGTTTTCAACAAAGCCGTGCGCATATTTAACAACATCACACCTCAACAGCACATAGAAATACAAAAAGAAATTCACGAACTTGCAAGGCTCTGGTGCCTCGAAAAGAATCGAAAGTTCAACGCATTCCACAGAGACCTCGTGAACAATAAACTACACACATTATGCTCATCTCACACTACTCAAGCATCTACACCAAGCACGCCGACTCTGTCGAGCTTTCCGCATTCCTGGAAGGAGTCCGAACCGGCAAATGGCAGGACATAGTTCTGCAAGTTCGCGCCTGCAAAGACAAGGCCGAACGTGACAAACTCAAGAAATCCGCACCGCTGGTCACCGTATCAGGCTCATTCAGCGACCGCAAGGACGATGCGCTCAAAGAGCACTCCGGATTCATCGCAATTGACATCGACAACATCGATAACCCAGAAGAGGCCAAGAAGCTCGTACAAGCAGACAGCTACATTTATAGCGCTTTTACTTCCATCTCTGGACATGGACTATGCCTTGTGATGCGAATCGACGGCACACGCCACGCTGATGCGTTTAATGGCATCGCATCGTATCTCTACCACACCTACCAGCTTATCGTTGACCAGTCCGGCAAGAATGTCTCGCGTGCTCGCTTCATCTCATACGATCCTTGGATTCATATCAACACCAAGGCGATCCTCTTCAAGAAGTACCTCGCCAAACCGAAGGAGCGAAAGCTCGCTAAGGTCGCAGTCATCAAGACCGATTTCGATGCAATGATCGCTGAGATGGACCGCAAGGGGCTCAACCTCTGCGAAGATTACTCCGAGTGGATTCAAATCGCCTATGCTCTGGTGAGTGAATTCGGCGAAGGTGGTCGCGATTACTTTCACACGCTGTCATCACACTCAAGCAAGTACAACTCCGATGACTGCAATGCGCAGTACACGGCCTGCCTCAAGAACCACAGCGAGTCAAAGGGCAAGCGGTCCACAATTGCCACAATATACTACCACGCCAAGCAGAACGGCATCCAAGCCTATTCCGAGCAGACCAAAGAAATCCTCCGCGCTGCAAGCTCGCAACGTGCTGCCGGATTAGCTCCCGAGGCTATCGTGAAATCCCTCGAAGTGGCAGGCATTTCACCAGAGCAAAGTCAGAAAGTTGTCAATGAGATAGTAGCAAAGGATATCAAATTCAAATCGGAGAACGTATCCGCTGACATTGCGGCATTTATCAAGACTTTCGACCTCAAAAAAAATGTAGTTACGCGCAAGATTGAACTCAACGGAAGGGCTATCGATGACAGTGATATTAACTCCATTTTTCTTGACTGCAAAGCTGTATTCAAAGAGGCCACAAAAGACCTGGTGACGGCCATAATTTTCTCCAATCGCATCGACACATACAACCCATTGCATGAGTTCTTCGAGCAAGACCTGCACACTTCCGACCTTTGCCCGAACCTCACCCATCTGCTTAACTCAGTAATCACCGACACCCCTGATGCTGATAAGTGGATCTGCAAGTGGCTCGTCTCAGCCGTTGCCTCCGCTTACGGTCATCACTCGCCGCTGGTGCTGATATTCTCCGGCGAGAAGCAAGGCACAGGAAAGACTCACTGGTTCCGCTACCTCCTACCGAAGCAGCTGCGATACCTATTCGCAGAGTCCAAGATGGATGCTGGCAAGGATGACGAGATTCTCATGTGCCTGAAGTGGATGATTCTCGATGACGAGTACGGCGGTAAGTCCAAAAAGGAAGAGAAGCGACTAAAAGAACTTACATCCAAAGAGTTCATCAACGTGCGCGAGCCTTATGGCCGCGTGTCCGTTGACCTTCGCCGCTTGGCAGTCTTTTGCGGCACATCGAACGAAACGCAGATACTAAACGATCCGACCGGAAACCGCCGACAGCTGCCGATTCACATTCTCGATATCGATCAGGAGCAGTACAACAAGTGCGACAAGGTTGGCCTATGGCGTGAGCTTTATGCCATGTATTGTGCCGGATGGGATTACACCATCCTGCGCGAAGATATCATTGCGCTCAATGAGTCAACCATTACCTTCAAGCATTCAACTCCAGAAGAGGATCTCATCCACAAGAAGCTGATGCCTGGCAGCGCGACATCATACGGCGAATGGATGTCGCTCACCGAGATACAGCAGTGCCTGCTGGTGGAGACTAAACTCAACTTCCTGAATCTGCAACGTATCGGCTCGATTCTCACTGCCTTAGGTTATGAGAAGGACCGCAAAACCAAGGGCAAATCAAAGGTCACAATGTACTATGTCAGCCGCAATCCGATGTAAGTGGACAGCCTTGGACAACTTATGTATTCCAAAGTTGTCCACCGCAAAGCCCATATTTTACAAGCGTTTCAGCCTATCTGGACAACTTACAACTTACTTTCTATTAAATAACAATATATATATGCACACACACACACACACACACACACATATATATAGTATATATGGAGGGTCTTTTTTTGGACAGGCTGTCCATTTCGCTGCAAAGCCATGCCACCATTGGGATGCAGACGATTTTTGCCCAGACAATGGACATGTTCAATGTTGTAAGCTGTCCTGTCCATGAGCGAGATTAAAGCCCAAGCCAAGGCATTCACAAACCTCTGGAATGCACGCCCCGACTTGCGTGGAAGAGTATTCGCCATCAACAATAACAGCATAAACGGCATCAAGGGAGCCATGAACAAAGCGATGGGAGTGGTGCCTGGTGTTGCAGACATGTGCTTCCTGAAGCCGGAAGGTCGGACATGCTGGATTGAATGGAAGACCGACACCGGCAAGCAGTCACCGCATCAGGTGAACTTTCAACGGCTGTGCTTATCTTTGGGCCATGAGTATCACATCGTGCGAAGTGAAGAAGAATTCTTGAAGGTAATTAACTCATGACAACCGAGCAGAAGATCATCCACTACATGACCACGATGGCACCAGCCGACTGCACGCTTGTGGATGGGCCTACCACTTACACATCAACGCAGCAGGCGCATCAGTCATTCGCAAGGTACCTGATGGCAACCGAGAGGACCAGCCAAGTCTATCGCACGTACTTGCTGAGGTGCTACAACTGGCTGAAGCTTCTGCACAGAAATAAAATTAATTTGCAAAACATAAACAACTAACTATATTTGCACAATGAACACAGAAAAACGAGGCGGTAGGCGATCAGGTGCCGGGCGAAAATCGATGTACGGCGAAGCCATGGCAACGATATCCTTCCGCGTTCCGGCATCAGCAAAAGAGACCGTGCGCATGATGGTCCGCAATTATCTTCTGACATTGACCATCGAGCGCAAGCGACATGAGCCGGAAGCAGGTTGCTAAACTTAAAATCACACACTATGACACCATACCAGAAATTTAAGACGGACCTTTGCCAAAAGCACTTTGGCATTGACAGCATCAACATCGGGCATGAGAATTACTTCATCTTCCTTCGCGACATGGATGCAGCACCAGCGAACTATGAGCCAATTGATGACGATGACGAAGAGCGCGAACTCGATGCTATCGACAGAGATTGCGAACGATACCATGCACGCAAAAATGACTAACCAAACCACAAGACTCAGGGCCGGCGTGTTTGTCGACTCTGAGTACATGCGTGAGCACTGTTACTTTGGCTACCTTACGCATCCGGCACTTGAGTATGACATTGCTGTGTCCATCACGATTGATGATGTGCGCAAGTTCAGCAAGATTAACAAGCTTGTGCTAAGCAAGGAAAACGATGTGCAATATCGCTTTGGCATACTCACACCAACATCCGATAAGAGCGGCATTGCTGGCTATACTTGCAAGGCTTTCATCGATGGGAAGCTGCACGATTTATTCATCTACCAATCGCAGTATGAGGAGATAGTTGATCGAGGCTTTAGCATCAACATAACCGAAGAGGGTAAGATGTACGAAAATTTAGTGAATTTATGAGCACAATATTCAAATCAGTTGAATGGTGGAAGTTGTTGCTTGTGTTTGTTTCTGCTATTATTTTAGAGGCAAATTCAATAGCTGGATTCAAGTATCTAATGGACAAAAACTGGATAGGCATGGCGATGATGGTTGGTATTAATCCGATTATATGCCTACCAATGAATCACTACACAATACAAGTAAAGTCATTTAAGCAAAGACTATTGATAGCACTTGCGTTCTCTTTTGGCTTTGTTGTTGGAGTTATTGCAATTAGACCTTATTTTGTTTAATTTTGTAACACTATGCCACTATTCCAAGGAGACAGTCAAGAGATCATCAGCATGAACATCCGCAAGCTTATTCATGAGGGCTATTCACAGCAGCAAGCACAGGCAATCGCACTGGCAGAGGCTGAGAAGTACCGCAAATCTCGCAAGCGATGAGAGTGAGCTTTGATGTTGACGGTGTGCTGGACACTGAGCCAGGCAAGCAGCTGGCACAGCGTGCCATCGATAAGGGTGACGATGTGTTTATCATCACAGCTCGAAACGAAGGCCGCATGTCTGCCGAGGTGTATGAGATTGCGCAAGAGCTTGACATCCCTCGCTTGCGCGTTTACTTCACCAACGGCGCGGATAAGTGGCGCACGATTGAGCGATTGGATATTGACTTGCACTACGATAACAGCCGCGAGCAGGTCGATAAGATTGAGCAAAACACTGATGCACAGGCTGTGCTGTTCATGAGTTAAACATCGTTTAAACATCGTAAACCATGAGAGAAGGCAGAAACGGAGGCAAGCTTAGAACTGGAGGCACAGGCGCAGGGGGCCGACCTCCCAAGCTGCCCGACTTGCACATCTTGCTGGCCAACGTGCTCGGCAAGGAGAACAAGGACGGCATAAGCGCAGCCGAGGAGATACTGATGGCACTGCATGCCAAGGCGAAGAAGGGTGACACCAGAGCAGCCGAGCTGCTGCTTGACCGAGGCTATGGCAAGCCGAAGCAGACAAGCGAGACCACGCTCAAGACTACCGAGCCGCTGGTCATCATCAAGACCAAGGAGGACAATGCTTAAGGCAATCGGCACCGGATTGCTGCTCACGCTATTCATCATTGCCTTTGCGTGTGGCTTGGTGCTTGTGGTTCGCAACATCATCGACTGCATGCCGGATCCGAATGACGAGGAGGATTGAAATAAACAAAACAAAGGATATGGCCTTCAGCTTAACCAAGCGACAAACTAAAGCTTTTGATATGGCAACGGCAGGCACTCACAGAGTTGTGGTGTTTGGTGGGGCCATACGATAATCGCCCCTACTGGCAACAGT